TAATCGTACCAGCGAAAGTGTTACCGGTGTCATCAACGTTCAAGTTAGCGTTGAGTGCTGGGGTGTAATCCAGGATACCAGCCATCGTAAGTGCGGAAGCAACGTCTGCGGAACACAGAACCATGTTGCCTTTCCCTCTACGAGTTCTTTGTGCGATCGCGTTAGCGTCTCTCTCGATTTGGAAAAGAAGTCCTTTGAACTTCTCAACAGACCAACGACCATTGGAGTCGATGTCCAGGTCAAATACACCCTGAGTAGCAACGTTCTGAGCTGCACCCTGTTCTGCTGTCATATAGATGGTACGGATAACCTCACGGTTAATCTCGGCCAAGATTTCAGTAGAAAGGATGTTAGCCAGTTCGGCTTCAGCGTTAAGACCGTGGATAGCCTTAAGGTCTTGAGCCAGTTCCAAACTGTACTCAGCCTTCAGTGCTCTAGACTTAGCGGTAACGGTGACTTTCTCGATCGAGAAGGCCATCTGGTTGAAGGCGTCGTTGCCGGTGCCATCAAGGCTCTCAGCGTCGCCCGTAACCATACCACCACCAGCGGTGTAGGCAGCTACGTTAGTAGAAGCAGCACCAACGGGGTTAAGAACAGCAGGATTGTCTCCTCTCTGTGTCAATGTACCCAGACCAACAGCACCATCGGCGAAACCACCAGTGAGGTCTCCACCTTTGTCCTGTCCGGCGAATGCGGTGTCAGCTTCGTTGAACAGAGCCTCAGTACCAGCCTGAGTCTCATAACGGGATCTCATCGCGAAGATAAGTCCAGTAGGTCCATTCATAGGTTGGACGCCAGCCAGGTCATAAGCGACCAGGTTAGGCATTGCGCGTCTGATCAAAGAGATCAGAACGGGATCGAAACCAGCAACAGGACCGGCTGCGGTTGCGGATCCAGAGAAACCACCAGATGCACCAGCAGCGTTGGCTGCGTTGGTGGGTGATTCCATCAGGTTGATACCCTGACTAAATGCTTGCTCTTCTTTGAGGAACTTTTCTTGGTTCTCAAGCAGGACAGCGGTCACACTTCTACGATGTGAATCCTTAATAGGATCGAGACCCTCATAATCGAGGAGGGGACTCCACTTTTCCTGCAGATGCTCGGATTGGAACATTTGCTTTTACCTTTTGATTTTGTGTTTTGTTTGAATTAATCTAAAATTCACTTTTTGAAAGCGTTCAGAGTTCTGAGATAGGCTTCCATACTAGACGCTACAGGAGCATCAGTTGTGTCTACACCCTCAGAAAGTGTCTGTGGGGCTTCCGATTTTGCAGTTGGGGCCTTGGAGAAGTACGACTCCTTCAGGGTCTCCAGCTTTTCACGATATTCTTCTTCACTTTCAAACTCAACACTTTCAGCAAGTGAGGCGAGCTTTTCTTTCTGAGTGACTGCAAGTCCTTCAGAAACTTGATCAAGAATATTGTCAGATACTGATTCAGACAAACGCTGATTCAGACCAATGTTCTTGTCAATTTGCTCATTGAGCTTGGTTTCCATATCATCAAGTTTTTCTACCATACTCTCAAGTACATCATATTTGTCTTCAGGGATTGTTACATAATGTTCTTCAAAGAGTCCCTTCATTCCAGAAAGGAAGGACTCGGTCATTTCGGTCTTGAGACCATGTTCGATGGCCAATTCGTTCTCGGTCATCCACTCTTCAGCGACGTACTCAAGATACGAATCAACACGTTCGGTAAGGGCTTCTTTCAGGCCCTCTCTAGCTTCTTCCAGTTTGATTTCATACTGGGCTTCTAGTGCCTCATGGATTTCAGAAACTTTAGAGTTAAGAGCTGATTCAAAGACCAACTTAGCCTTCTCTCTAAACTCTTCAGACAACTCTTCACCACCGAGGAGAGCGTTAACATCTTCTTCGATGTCAATCTCTTCTTCGACAGTTTCTTCTGTTGCGACGGGCTCCTCTTCCAGAACTTCTTCAGAGGAAACTTCTTCCTCTTCTTTCATTCCCTTCGCAGGATCAGCGGCCTTGGCTCCTTTATTAACTACATCCTTAACGGTAGCGATCTTAGGCTCTTTGAGCTTTGCTGAATCGTCATCAGATTTATAGTTTTCAGGGGTAGGTCCACCGAGGTCTTCTACAGCTGGTTGTCCAGCTACAGCTCCAGGGGCCAGTTTCTGAATGGGATCACCGGCTTTGGCGTTCGCATTCACAGCAGTTTTGGATTGCTCCATTTCTTGTAGATCTCCACGAGACATTTGAACTTTACTCCGATTAACCTTATTTATTTAATCTATATTTATTTATAATATTGGTATCTCTGTATTATCAGAGACTATTTAAGAAACTGTTGAAGATATCCAACTTTTTCTCATCAAGTTGTTTTTGATCGACCAGTGTATTAATATACTTGTAGGTCTTAGCTACTTGAGATTCTCTCAAGATGCCACCATCCCAAACCCAATCCTTACCTTCCATAATGCCTTCAACGAAAGCATCAGGTGCAGAAGGATCAGAAACGATGTCAGCTGCAGTTGACAACATAAAGTCATCACCAACAACATTTACACCTTCTCTTGTTTGTTTGAGTGATCCGATTCCTCTAGAAGAAACGCCCAACTTAACTCCTTCGCTAATGAGAGACTCTGCAATCTTACCCATCGGAGTCGATAAGATTTTGGCCTTACCGACAAAGTTGTTCCCGTTCTCTTTGAGAGAAACAATTTTGTGACTGACGCGATCCAGATTAACTGTTGGGCCATCTGGATGTCCCAGTTCTCCAAGAGCTCTGCCTGCCTGAATGTGGTTCTCACTGTATCTTTGGACTTCTCTTCTCAGAGTTTCCATTGGATACATACGACCATTTCTATTCTTTAGGTCTCCCTGTAGGAAGATACCTTCGATGAACATGTTTTTCTTACCGTTGCGTTCTTCAACGATAACTTCTACCTGTTCAATTTCTTCTCTAATTAGTTTCATGGTTTTAAGCTGTGTAACCTACTTTAGCACCGAGCACAGCTGCATTAGCTGCAAAGATCACTTGTGATGATCTCTTCTCCAGATACTCAACGTTACCTGCGGGAAGAGTCATAGAACCAATACCAGCTCCACTTTGTGCCTCAAGAAGAGTCACTTTAAATGCAGATGTAGCATGAGTATTAACTAAACGGACCACAGTAGCTTCAGTAAAACTAGTGGCGGCTCCTGCAGTCGTCGGACATGCAATCTCTGCACCGACTAGTAATGTTCTGGCCATTGATATACCTAGTGTATGATGTTATTTATTGAATTTCCGCATCCAAGTCGATGTCACCATCAACTTCAGGTGCTTCTTCGGAATCTAGATTAACGTCATCATCAAAAATTGATGCAGCAACGTTGGGTCTAATCCCTTGAATCTTTTCAGCAGTTCGTGAGAACAACTGATCTTTAATTGCATCACTTACTGATGAAGGTGATTCGTCCTTCACCAGCAAATCCATAAGTTCATCCATGTCCATAGGTGTAATTTTTCTTTATTTAGATCTCCCCACCAGTGGGAGTTTCAGGAGCTTCTGGTGTTGGTGGATCAAGAGGAGCTCCGCCACCAGATGGAGGTAAAGCTCCACCAGGTGCAGGAGCACCACCCGCCATAGGATCTAGAGCTGCCATTGCAGGATCTGGAATTGCTCCAGATTCAATCTCTTTCTCGATAAGTTTGTCTTGTTCGATGATCTCTTCATCAGTTTGACGAAGAACATGTCTCCTCACATAATCATTAGAGTAATACTTACCAACATATTGTTGTGTTTGTTCTGCCAGAGTCAGTCTTTCTCTTAGAAGTTCCGCATCTTTCAGTTCTGCAAAATGATTATCATAGAGGAAATCATATTGAATATGATCATTCATATACTCCCAATCCTCAGGAGTAATGATATTTTTCAGAATAAGTTGAGTCTTCAACATATCACTGAACATTTCAGAGAATCTCTTTCTCATTCTTCCAACAAACTTGGAGAACTTGACTTCATCTCTAAGGATTTCAGAAGAACGACCCATTGAGAAACCAGTGTCTCCCTGAAGTCTTGTCTCAGGAACATTCAATGCCCTGTACAATTTCTTCTGGAAGTAATTGATATCAGTGATTTCACCAAGGTTTTGTCCACCTGGAAGTGTAGTAATCTCAGTACCACGACCACCTTCACGTCTAGGAAGCCAAAAATCTTCCATCATTGACATGAATTTTTTATCATCTCTGATCTCACCAGTGTTAGCATCATAGACAAGTTTGTTTCTATAACGCTGCATTACATCACGAAGGTATGATTCTGCCTTTTGTTTGGGCAGATTACCAACGTCGATGTAGAAGATTCTTCTTTCTGGTGCTCTTGAAAGACGATAGATTACCAAACTATCCTCAATCATCATCAATTGATTGAGTGGTTTGATTGATTTATGGAGCCATGAAAGGGTTGATCCCTTGTTTCTATCTACCAATCCAGAGGTACAATATGTAACTGAATCCTTAGTTAGTTTGATTCCCTTAGCTGGAGAAGAACCATATTGGTTATTTCCACCAGGAGTATAGATGAAATACTCCTCAAGTTCTGGAAAATCATATGTTGCTGGATTATCTCTTTCAGATCTAGCCAATCCATCATTTCTGGTTTTTTTGACCTGACGAACATACTTCATCTTTGCAGAATCAATATATCTCAGTTCTTGAATACCATCTTGAGGATTTTTCTGGTCAATTACTTTGTTGTAATAGAGTCTTCCATCGATATACCAGTTACGGAAGATCTCATGAGCCTTCTTATCGAAGTCCAAAAGTTCTAAGATATATTTAAATTCTTCTCTTAGTTTCTTTTTAATACCATCACTGGCATTTAAGTTTGATAGTTCGATTGATACGGGACTATCGTTCGTATCAGAAACAATTGCTTCATTTACAATGTCTTCAATCGCACTATCACATTCTGGATACAAAGCCATAGACCTGTATCTTCTGATAAGTTCGTTTTCGTTACGATAAACGCCCTCAATATCTACATACGAACCAAAAAACCCGCTACTGATATAACTCTCTTGCCCATCGTTTTTATTCGGTGGGACCGGAGATATTACACCAGGCGGGTTTTTCTCGTTATCTTCAATTGAGAATCCAAATAGTCTCGCCATTATTAGATAAAACTAGAAACTTCCGTTCTATCTATTTATCAGGCTAAAACTTACTGGATTGTTCCTTGTTGATCATCAGATGATCCAGACTCTTCAGACTCACCAATAGTGAAGTACTGAACAGCGAAGGTTACATCAAATTCTTCGATAGTGCCTTCTGTATCATAGCTAAGTTGAATAGCTGATACATTGGTAGGCCAGATATCATAGAACTTGTAAGTTCTAAGAACAGATGACTCTCCACCACTGTTATCTTCAGCGAAAGGTTTACTACCACGACCCAATTGCTTAACATAAGCATTGGTCATATAAGAAGTTGGGTTAGTGACACCAGTTGCATCATTCAGTTTGGAAAGCTTGTTCATCCAAGCCTCGAACGATGTTCTCAGACCAAAGTCTTCATCATTGATGATGGTAACGGTCCAAGGATCAAAGGTTCTTTCTCCAGCAACTTTAAGTTGACGACCTCTGAAAGCAACAGGAATTTCTGCTACAGTAGAAGCTGGAAGTTGAGCTGCCTTACACAAGAAGGCCATCTTGGTGTTTGATTCGTTCTCACCCTCACCCCAGAAATCCGAAGCGGCTCCGGGGAATGAAGGAAGAGTTACCTCAAACAAGTTAGGACGGGCTCCACCGCCCGCTAACCTGGATTTGAAATTAGATAGTGTTTTTGTTTGTGCCATTTTTAGGGTTCCTCTTTAATGTGTTAGTATCGATCAAACAGTACCAACAATTTCTTCAAACGCAACACCAGTTCTGGTGGCTACGAATGTCAGAGTGATGTAGTTGATAGACTTAGTAGGCTTCAGGTAAATATCAGCTCTGAATTCGTTGTTATCAACAATATCAGGAGTGTTATTTTCATCATCACAAACAACTACAAAACCATAAATTCCTCTCTTAGCCTCAACATCTCTGAGATAAGGTTCAACAATATTAACAAAGTTGGACCTTGTAATTGAATCGTTGAGTTGGAAGAGTTGTGCGTTAGCTGCTCCTTCTAAAGCCTGTTCGACTGTGAGGAATAATCTTCTAACGTTGATTCTATCGAAAGCTGATGCGTAAGACAATGCCGTCTTATCACCAAACAAGAGAATACCAGATCCTCTCTGATTTACGATAGAGTTGATTCTAGCTCCATAAAGAACATCTCTTTGTCCTTTAGATGGATTATAAGCCAACTTAATAGCGTTATTCAGAACACCTCTAGTCAATCCAGCTGGTGAGAACCAAGGGAAAGATTCAATAGATGTTCTAACCATCAAACCAGCAACATCTGGATTACATGGAATATAACGGAATTCGTTATTAAATCTATCATAAGTGTACTTATAACCAGAATCAAACACGGCGTAAGAAGAAGAACTCAAAGCCGAGTAGTATCTCAATAGGTTTTCAGTTTGTGTTGCCGAGTTGTTAACACTGACAACGTTGGCTCTATGTGGAGAAACAACAGCCATACAATCCTTTCTTGCCTCAGCGAGTGAGATGACTAGGTTTGCTTTGGCTTGTGTGTCAGACTCAATAGAAAGACCTGGACCCATCATGATGTAATCAACTGCGATCTCATCCTTATTAGAGAAGAGATTATAAGAAGTATTCAATCCACCAAGTGTAGCGGCCATACCACCACCAGCTTGATAATCAACACCACCAGCAAGAGTGTAAGACTTATTACCAATAGAGGAGAAGTTAACACCTTGTGCATCTTGTCCCCAGAGACCTGCACCAATTGTGTTTGCCGTATATCCTGTCGAGAATCCGTTAGCTTTTGGTGAAGTGCCGTGGAATGCGTCAGTTGCCTGTGAAGTATTATATCCAGCGTAGATATAATTTGAATTCAGAGATAGAAAATCCTTATAGAATGTTCTAGTAGGATTGTCTCCATCAGCTGTTGCGTCTTTTGCTTTAGAAAGACTCAAGAACTTCTCAAGAATAGTTCCTTGTGAACCTGTAACAGTTCCTTTATCATCAACAACTACAATGTGAATAGCGTCGTTATTTCCACTTCTAGAAGAAACAAAGTTATTATCAACAGGTTTAGGTGCGATAGACTTCCAGAAAACAGTAGAATTGGACAAACTAAGTGTTTGTTGTTCATACCAATCAACTGCTGAAGCAGCGGTTGTTACAGAAGCGTTACCAGTGTTAACACCAACGTTGTTTACAAAGTTGATAGTATCAGATGCTTCGTAAGAACGAGCTGCGTTAGATTGCTGATAGTTTAGTTTGGTTTCTGTTCCAGTTGAAGAAACTTGTGCTACAATCTTAACGTCGATTGTAGAGTTTCCATTGACAGTATCAGTAGAAACACCAGTAATGATACCCTTCAGATAACCATTAAATGTTGTAGTTGTTCCTGCTCCAGGAATAACAACATTAGAAAGTGCACTTGTTACACCGTGTCCAACAATGGCTCCAGCCGCTAGAGGATTAGTAGTGTTGATTCCGATTCTTTGATCAGCTGCATTATCAATCGTACATACTTTAAGATCGTCTGCCCATGAACCAGGATTCTTAGAAGCGTATACAAAAGAGTTGTCGTTCAGATGATTTTCTTCGTAATCATCGTAGTTGTCAATTCTAAGTGTAGCGCTTGCCGACCCAACAGCAGCATTAGCGTTATTCAAAGAACCGCCACCGGTTCTTACTACTTTCAGAATACCACCATAGCTCAGGAAAGAGCTCGCAGACATCCAATACTCATACTGTCTGTCAGTAGACATTGGCTTACCATATGTATTGATAAGCTGTTGCTCGGTCTCGATTGTAATCGCTTCATCGACAGGACCGATAGCAAAAGGTCCTGCAATTGCTCCGATGTTGTCGAGAACGTTCTCTGACCTTCCTACTGTTTGATCAACTTCCCTGATTAATACACCAGGAGATAATTGAGGAGTAGCCATTTGTTTCTCCTTAGTTCTCAGTTATACCTGAAAATATTTATGAAAACTAGGGATTTAGATGGGAAAACAATGGGTAAACAAGTCTACCAGTCAGGATATGACCAATCTGTAGATGTATTCCTCTTTCTTCTATTTTTTATAATTCTTTTTATAGA